CATCACCGCCAGCCTGCATTTGTAAGTAACCTGTGCGAGTGCTACCTGCAGTATTATAAAATGATATATAACTAGCGTCATTTATTGTTCTTAATCCTTCTGCACTAGCTACAGTTAATTTTGCAGTAGGACTAGCAGTACCAATCCCTACATTTTGTGATGCGTCAACTGTTACCGCAGTATTTCCTGCTGTTTGAATATTAAGTACACCAGAGCTATCTGCTGTGGTGATGACACCACCAGCGCCACTTGTACTTGCATTTATACTTGATGCCATATTCTATCCTTTATAAAACAACCCAACGAGCACCACTAGGAACTGTGATAACTACGCCAGAATTAATTGTTAATGGTCCAGTGCTCATTGCATTTTTACCACTTGATATTGTATAACTTGTTGTGACAGTTTGGTCATTTTCTACAAAAACTTCATCTCCACCACCACCAGTAGCACCACCACCAATAGAGCCCCATGATGATCCATAACCTTCAAAAGTGTTTGTGGTTACATTGTAGCGAATCATACCAGCTTGTGGTGAACCTGGTTGTTCTCCTGTAGTGCCTGAAGGCATAGTCACTGCACCATTGCTACTAAAGACTAAATTAGAGCTAATCGTTGTAATGTTTGCTATGTTAGCTGTCACATTACCTGTAAATGTAGATGTTCCTGTAACTGCTAAGTTTCCACTTAGTGTTAAGTTAGTGATGATTTCAGCGCCACCACTAGGATCATTCATGACTTGGAAATTAGTACCATCGTACTGAACATCCACAATAGCATTAGCTACAATGGTGTTTGCAACAAGAGCAGAGCCATCACTTAGTCTTAAAGAACCAGAACCAATAGAAACACTATTGACTTGCACATTAAGTGTGGATGCACCTGTGTTTGTATTTGCTGCTTTAAATTGTAATCTTAATCCACCAGTTAAAGATGAAGTAACAATGCTTGTAGGATAGTTTGCTATGTAAGCATTGACAGCACCAGTGTCGAGGACATAGTTTGAATAAGTAGCTAAGTCATTAGTTGCGTTAGCTAAAGCATTAAAGTCTTGATCCAAATATGAAAGTGGAATAGCACTTGTGCTTGTCGCAAAGGTATTTGGTATATTGACTGGTTTTGTCATGTTATTAGAACCTTGCCCTTAATTCATGTTCATATTCAAATCCGTTAATCGTAAATCCTGGTGAAGTTGATGTTACTGTCATACCAAGATACTTGCCGTATTGCTGTGCATCTGTCTTATATAGATTATACCCAACTGTACCCCATTGTACTATATTGCTTGAATTATTCAACCATGAAATCGTAGAATTTGAATTATTTACCCAAGTCACAAAAGAGGAAAGTGTATAAGCTGGACTAGACCTATTTTCATTATCCACAGTCATATTAAAGATAAATGGATAGGCGTTAGAAGCTGTAGCTTCTATGCCCACTTTTAGTGCTTGTTTATCTCGTATTGGATCACCCATAGCATGAAGGGCTGTGGCTGCCGTGGTTGCAATGGTAGCTGATACATTAGAATATAATTTATATAAATCTGTACCAGTAGTGCCATAAATTAAACCTTGACCATCAATAGGCAAGGCTGTGATATGTTTAATAGCCCCTTGGGAAGATACAAACCATTTCTTTTCAAAGAAGATCATTTGAATAAAACGACCAGAAGCGCTATCTCCTGTGTACCTTACATTAAATGCTGCACATAAAGTATTGTTTAATAAGACTTGTCCAGAAGTAACATCAAAACTGTAATCAATATTTTCAACCACAGTATCAAGTGCATCTGATAGTTTAGAAGTAGTAGAACCTACAAGTGCATATACACCATAGTCATTCATAAATAATACTGATCTAAAGTATGGGAATATAGCATAAGGTAGCTTAGTGCCTACAGAAGCCGATACGTTAGTGTTAGTAAATAAGGTAGTTCCAGCTGTGGTTACTCTTACATCTGAGAATACGTTGATGGAATCTTCACCAAAGATGTATAAAAAGTTGTTAGCAGAGAGCAAATTAACAATGTTACTTCTTAAAGTGGCATCTGTTAGAGACACAGTACCAGCAGACACGCTTGTAAAGTCTGAATATGAGCCTGCAGCTGTGTAATATACATTACGACCAGCAGCAATCCATACTCGACCACTAAAGGATTGAACACCTGTGTTGTCATCTAGGTTGATAATAGCTTTAGCTGTAGCATTAGAGCCTCCACCACCAGTAATAGTCACTGTAATGTTAGACGCATTAGTGTATCCAGAACCAGGATTAGTCATTACAGCTTGTACCACTTGACCACCTGAGATAATTCCTGTGGCTGCTGCATTAGCACCACCACCTCCAGATATAGTGACACTTAAATTAGAAGCATTTGTGTAACCAACACCCCCACCTGTAATAAGCACTGATACAGTGCCTTTTTGAAAAGTAACTAAACTTGCTACAGCATTAGCACCAGAGCCACCACCTCCTGTAAATGTTACAGTAGGAGGACTTGTGTAACCAGAACCAGCTTCAGTTAAGATGACTGCATTGATAGTGCCTGTAGCTACAGTAGCATTGGCTGCAGCTGATGATCCACCTCCACCTGTGATAGTGACAGAAGGAGCTGTGGTATAACCTGAACCAGAATTAGTGACTGTAATTAAAACAACTGTATTAGATAAGGTAGTTGCTACAGCTGTAGCTTGAGTACCGCCAGGTAAGTTAGGTGCACCAATAGCAACATCAGGTACAGAGGTATAACCAGAACCTACATTGGTCATTGAAATAAATTTAACACCACCTGAACCTTCAGTGATGGTACATACTGCAGTAGCCTGAACACCATTAGCATCATTAGGTGCACTAATAATAACAGCAGGAGCTTCTGTGTATCCTGCACCACCAGATATTAAACCAATAAAACCTACTGAACCTACAAAAACTAAATTAGTGCCATTCCAAGTGTAGTACCCTTTTTCTGGGTCAAGGATAAGTGCACGTTCACTTTTCCATTGTGATACTCGCATACCACTATTAGAAAATGTACTTGTAACAGCTACGTTACCTTTTGTGTTAGTGGCTAAATCTACATATTCACATCGACCATCAGCTTGAAATGCTAAAGCATAATCTTTGTTATTAATATTAACTGAAAAAAGTTGTGTAACAGTATTGCCAAAAGAAACAGATTGACTATCAGGAGCGTTAAGTGCTTTTAAATTACCATAGCCCAAAGGCATGATATTTTCAAGCCATGAGAACTCTGTCTCTTCAATCGCAGTACGATTGCTTTTGCTATTGATACCCTTAAACTGCTTGGTAACAAGATACGACTTTTTCTGTTCAACTGCTGCCATAGTTTATAAAGTCGAGTAAGGGTCAGGAATTCGTCTAGTAAATACGCTGTTAAGTACAGCTTGTGCTTGTTTAATATATTCTTGTTTAAATATCTCAGCTTCACCAAAAGACTGTTCTTTGTATTTAGCTTTGTAAGCTGCATAAAAAGCTACAGGTGAAGTATATGGACTATTAATTGTGTCTTGATCTGTACCTGCTACTAATGGCGTAGGTAAAACAGTAGTATCAATTTCTAATTGATAAATTTGATCTGGCACAGGTGAAATAAATATTTGAGATTGTCCATACACTGTAAATGAAATAGGTCTGCCAATATAGTTTTGCCAGAAACGCAACTCTGCGTTAAATTGTGTCCACGGCATATATCTCATAGGTACTCGTGTATTTCCCCAATAGAGATTTATATTTAAAACATCAAGGGTTTGTATGCCTTGAGGTAGAGAAGCATAGTAAATGTTTTCACAATTACCTACATAAGTTAATCCTGCAGTTCCATTTAGGAATTGTGTAGTAGGAGGATAGTTATAATTAGAAGCAGGATAAGCAGGGGGTTCAGTACCTGTTGTGCCAGCTTGGGTAACCTGATAAATGAAGATGTTAGAAAAAACAAAACTATTGAGAGTAAGAGCAGTACTAGCAGCCCATGCTGTAGGATTAAGAGGGGGTGCTCCACTAACAGTGTCAGTTGATCTAACTTTTAAAGGTGTTTGTGAAATCTGGACTATTCTTAAACATCCAGTGTCTCTAACTAAACGCTCTCTAGCGTCATTGATATAGTCTGTAAGCTCAGTATCAGTATAGAAGTTGCCATTAGCATCATGCAAAAGTCGTCTGACTTCTGTAATATATCCTGATAGTGTCTGAGACATTTAAACTCCATACAATAATATATTGTTATCCCCAGT